TTAGAAAATAGAGCCTTGTCCATCTGCAATTTTCCGTCTATCCTTACTGCTTAGTTTAATGTCATTCCCATCGGGCTGAGAGAGCGCGGTGGGCTCAATATTGACCTCTTGGGGATCAACGATCTCGGCACCTCGTTGCATTCTTTGCAACGCGCCAGTGACAGAAAATACATGTTGCGTCTTATGAGCTTCAATAGCTTTTTCATATTGTTCAGCACTCAGGAAAACAGTAACCGTGTTAGGAACATCTTTACCGAATGTCCTAAGACGAATTTCATGTTGTCCTTTATCTAAAGAATTGTCCAAGCGAACGATTTCACCCACGACTCGCATTGAAACAGGCGATTCTGTCCTTTCAAAGAACTCTTTGGCTTTAGTGACAATTGGCTGCATTTGGGGAGATACGACAAATTCATAAACTTTATGTGGTACCGAATTGTCAGAGGAAGCAAAAGATACAGTCACAGAAGATTCATTGGTATCAGACATCTGGGATATTGCATCAAGAAGTTCATAGGATACTCCCTCTTGAACCGCCTCATCAAAAACATTATAAGAGCTATCGGCATCATTATTCTTAATAACTTCGGAAACACTGCCATCAACCGCTTTTAATGCTCGCGTGAGAGTATCGGTAACAGCGCGACCAATAATAACTTTTTGCTTGTCTGCCGTTTTTTGTGAATCAGACACTTCAAAAGCATGATTTGAGGGCACATAAGCTGTAACTATATAACTGCCAATCTGAGTCTGTCCCATAAATGAATCCCGAAGAACGGAGTCCTTAATTTTGTGATTCGCTGACCCAAATCTCTTTTGAGTAGATACAGCCGCTTTAGCCGCGGAGCCAAGGAGTCCCTCGGCGCTGGTGATCAAATGACTGCCAGCGGACCAGCTAATCAAGCCGCTTTTTGCGCCAGTGTCTTCACGTAGAACAATCGGATCATACGCCTTGAAAATTACTTCCTTTACAAACGCGCTTGCTTGATCGTACTTCGCGCCGTACATATTTGAGAGACGATTAAGCACGCCGTCTATCTCGGCATCGTAATCGGTAGCGTTCCTGTTTTTGGGCACAACAAGGGCAGAAGAAATACCTTCAGCTTCTTTATCTCTAGATGGAAACCAAAATTCAGCTTGATTAGATTCGAGTATCCCTTTTACCCAATGCAGCTCGTCGAACAGTGCATATAGGAGATCAGCGTGTGAGATCGTCATAGCTTTTCACCCGCCCTTATCTTTCCAAAAATAGTACATAACGCGACGTCGTCGAATACTTGCGATCTTGGCGCAGAAACTATAACGTCATTCTTACCGGCAACTGGAGCACGTCCCTGAATCGAGACCCAATAACATCTATATCGTATCTTTGAATATTCATCATCTGCTTGATACCAATTTTGCATATCAGGGTCAACGTCCATGATCACGATAATCATAGGGTAAGCCGGATTATCTATTCTGAATTGATCATATCTGTCGTGGCTAAGTTTGGCAGAGATTCTTGTCCTATCAGAGTTCCATCGATTTTTCCTTGAAGTAGCTTTTAGCTGTATACGCAAAGGACCGCATATTTCTTGCTTTTCAGGACATTCATGCGTTAACAGCAGGTCTACGCCGTTGTCAACTTCGGGTTTTGACATATTACAACCGGCCGCCGCCACTATCGTTTTGACCAGCCCGATTTGTAACTGTTCTTTCAAATCCGACTCCCTGGACGGCATGCCGCGATGTATGTCAAGATCTACATAAGATTCTTGCGCAGCAGTCAGGTCAGTCATGATTGCGTATTTTAAAAGTCTGACGGCATCCTGTCTCCTTTTTTCCACTCCTCGGACAGGAGGGGCGTTTTTAGAACATGCGTTCGACGGTTGTGGATGTCAAGCGAATACTGACAAGTTGCTCCTCTGGGACCAATGTCAAGGCTGCGTCATTCCGGGCGCTCACCGATTGAAGCTCGTATGATTGAGCCATAGCGCGTCAACGAGGCAAGCGAGGTTCCGTATGCTCAGTATGTCAGACACACCCATCGAGCGGTTTGCGCCGGTGTTCGCCAGACTCAACACCCCCGTGGCGTTTCTGGTGCCGACCCCGACCGGTTACAAGAAGTCGATCATGGACGCCATCGCGCCGGTGAGAGAACTCCTGTACGACGCCCACGTACACGATTACCAGCTTCAGCCGCAGGGCACCGAGAACAAGCACGTCGTCCCCGCGTTTCTGGTTAAAGCCGACGGACTCGTTGAAACGCAGGCTTCCCTGTACCGCCCCACCACGAAACACGGGGATCCGCGAATCTGGTTCTACGATCTAAAGAAGCACTGCCGCCCCTGCAACCTCCTCGCCCTGACCGTCATCGACGAGGCGATCTACGTCTTCAACCTCTCCGATCTTGACGTCGCCGAATCCCTGCTGAAGCGGGACTACGCGTACAGCATCCTGCAGACCGGCGATAAGAGCAGCGTCATCGAACAGCAGCTCCTCTCCCTTATCCGCAAGATCAACGAGGCAGGCCCGCAACGCTCCATCACCCCCGGAGACCCCGGCGTGGGCGACACGCTGGAACACGCGCTCGGTATCCAGCGCAACAACTCCAAGAACCCGGATTACATGGGCATCGAGCTAAAGGCCACGCGCCTGAGCCGTAACGGCAAGATACGCACCCCGACCCGTTCCACCTTGTTCTCGCAGGTGCCGGATGCGGGACTGTCCTACAGGGAGATCGTCGAGAAGTACGGCAAGATGCAGGTGCCGCGCGGATCTTCCGAGGCGCGTCTCCAGCTTTACGAGACCTTCAGGGTCTCCCGCCCCAACGCGTACGGGCTGGTGCTGGACGTCAACGAGAACGCCGACCGTCTTGATATGGAGTATCAGGATGGCGACAAGCGCAGTTACGTCGCCTCGTGGACGATGAAACTGTTGAAGGAGCGACTGCGCACCAAGCACCCCGAAACCTTCTGGGTGGGGGCGACCTCGGAGATGGTTGACGGCGTTGAGTACTTCCGATACGTGCGTGTGATGCACACCAAGAATCCCAACGCGTCCCTGCTGGGCCCTCTGATCGAGACCGACAAGGTGACGCTGGATCTCGCCGCTCACTTCGACGCTGACGGCAAGTGGCGAGATCACGGCGTCCTGTTCAAGATGGATAAGAAGGACTTCCCGTTGCTCTTCTCGGATCCTGAGGAGTTCGTGTTCTAGAGCAAGGACAGTATCGAGGACACCACCTTCCCCAATGCGCGTCCGAGCAGCGGCGGCACGGCGTTGCCGATCTGCGTGTATTGGGGAACCTGATACCGTCTGCGTTCGCCGCCGGTCGTGGCGATGCCGCGGAACTCGAACGAGTCCGGGAACGACTGGATGCGCGCCATCTCCCTCACCGACAGCGTTCGAGGCTCGCAATAGTGGGCCACGTCGTCGGGAATCGACAGAGCGGCTGGTGCCGGCAGCGTACTGACCAGTGCCCGTTGGGAGAACTTCCGTGTCGCCATGCCGGCCAGATAGGCGACCATCTGTCCGGCATCGGCCGGCAGCCCGTTCCCGTATTCCAGCAGATCCCAACCAGCCAACGTTCTGTACGTCTCGTCAGAGATGTCGGTCTTCTGACCGCGCATGATCTTCTTGATTTCGTCGCCCACCTGCTTGGGCGAGTTGGCGATAACCTGATAGACGCGGAAACGGGCCTTCACCTTGGGCGTGCTATTGGGATGGCGGAGATTCTGCATCTCCTTGCTGCCGCCTTCCAGATGAACGCCCAGCACGGAGTTGATCTCCTTGACGTACTCGCTTCGCGAGGGGGCATCCTCGTCCTGAAGGTCACGGATGGCGTCGTACACCGTATGCTGCTTGGTGGCGTCACGGAACGCAACCAGCGGGGCGAACACGGAATCGGCCGCCCTCTCGGCGGTGGATTCATCAGTGAGATCCCAGTAATGCCACTTGGCCTTGTCGTATGCGGGATCCTCGGACTTGACCGCCTCGATAAGTCGAACGCCCTGCTCGAACCACGGCGCAAGGCCGTCATCAAGGTCGCCGGTCAGATCCTCCCGGATTGCCAGCATGATGAATCGGGGACGATTCTGGGCCACTCCGGCCAGTCGCGCGTTCAGCAGCACCGGACATGTCGCATACCCGATGTTGGCGAACGCCTTGCACACCTCGAACCACGCGTAATACGTGGAATCATCCAGCTTGAACGGCCGCAGGATGCCCTCGACGTTCTCCAGCAGCACCATGCGGGGACGCTGCGAGTCCACGAACTTCGCGAACTCCCACGGCAGCTGGTTGCGCTGGTTGCCGAACTCGCGACGACCGGCAAGGGAGAAGCTCTGGCACGGCGGACCGCCCGAGACCAGATCCACTTCTCCGTGCACCAGCGCGCTTCCGCGATGCTCGATGAACGCGTTGAGACGACGGATGTCGCCGACAATCAGGCGCCCCTCGAAATCGTCGATGCCCGCCAGCTCGGGCATGTCCGTCTCGGGGCGCTCGAACGGGTTGTCCACCAAGCGTTCGGACACGACATCGGATGCCGAGTCAATCCACAGCACCTTGCGATCCTTGGGATCGGTCTGCTGGAACTCAGGGGAACGCATATCGACGTTCATCAGATTCAAGGCAAAGGTCTCGGCGGGCATGGAGGAAAGCTCATTCGCCATGACCTCACGGAAACCGGCCGCACGAAGGCCCAGACTGAGCCCGCCACAACCGGCGAACAGCTCGATGAAGGTAGGGCCGCTGCCTTGTGTCACCTTGATGTCTCCTTTGCTTGGATTTGCACGATGGGTCATCTTACCGCCCCCATCCCCTATTTCTCGGCAAGGAGACGAAGAAGCGCCTCTTCGAGAACGCTCTGCATCGTCATGTCATGCTCGGCGGCGTAGATTTTCACGGCTTTGCGGGTGCTGCGACGCATCTTCAGCGAAGTGGTCTCCCACGGGTCGTCTTTGCCGTCTTCGCGTGTGCCCTGATGTGCTTCCATGCCAAACTCCTTCAAATAGTAATACTATACTACTTTACTACCAATATGGGACATGAAGACGGCCTGTCGAATACAATGAACCATATGTCAAGCTACGGAATGCTCGGAGACTACATCGAGAAGATCGCCTCCAAGGAACTCCAACCCGTCGACGTTGATCCGAAACGAAGCAACCAGCACGAGATAGGTGGCGTCACCAAGGCCATGCTGCCAGTTCTGGGAGACATCGATCGGAAGGCAACGGAAGGCAGCGGAATCCCCACCGTCGCCATATATCTATCTGATGACGATGACCCCGTTGCCGAGGACATCGTTACAAGTTGGTACGACACCAGACGCAGCAACCCGACACGAAGCGCGGAATGGCGCCTGTACTATCAGGCATGCACGCCGATGAAACTGGCATCAGCCGGCGACACCTTGTATTGCGGATACATGAAAGATGGACGTCTGCTACTTGCAATCACGGCTGCTTCGAGCAGCGTGGACGCACAGATGCGCTGGCTTTTCGGCATCAAAGACCTTGACGGCAGATTCAACGTATATGACCGGACGCAGGCATCTGTGGATGTATTCGCAGTGCAACTATTGTCGCTGCTCGGATTCGAGCCACAGCAGAAGGACGAGCTCCTTCTTGAAGATATGCTTAACCGATGGAACTACAGTTTCCCGACGGGACGTGAGTTCGCCCAATACGCGGAAGACTCCCTGACCGACATCGATCCTGAGGTGGATGACCCGGACGACGTGGTACTGGCGTATTACGAACGTGAGTACCATCTGTTCCGAGTGCTAGAGGAAGCCGTCGTCCAGCATGAATATGAAGAAACTCCGTTCGTTTCCGTTGATGGAAAGATCAACGTTCCCCAATTCACGACGTTCTACAAGCACGTTCGTAACCGACGCATGAGCCGCGCCGGTACGAGTCTTGAGCAGCATGTTCAGCGGATTCTGGAGGCCCGCGGGATTCGGTACGCGCCGCAGGCGGTGACCGAGAAGAAAAAGAAGCCAGATTTCCTGTTCCCCGGCGTAGAGGAGTATGCGAGCAAACATTACCCGGCACGGTTTCTCAGGATGCTTGCCGCCAAGACAAGCACCAAGGACAGGTGGCGGCAGGTATTAGACGAGGCCGACAGAATCAATGAGAAGCATCTCCTGACCATTACGCCGTCTGGCATATCCGTCGAGCAAAACAGGCAGATGGTGGACAAGAAGCTACGGCTTGTCATGCCCAAGAAGATCCGCGACACTCACCCCGCAGAGGTGCAAGGCAATACCATTCTGTTCTCTGATTTCATCAAGAGAGTAAGCGAGATACCAACGCTGGCAGATCTCGGGCTTGGTGATTAGGTGGATTGCTGGGGACAAACCAGCAATCCACCTAATTCGCTCACCTAATCGGTATGGCGTCTTTGCTCAGCTTGCCGCTGAACGCCTGATTCACGAGCGTGTAGACGGCTTGGGCGACGCCGATGACGCCAGTGAGGACGATGCCCCAGCCGTAGCCGTGGAAGCCGTTGGTGGCGGCGATGGCGATGACGCCGAGCAGGACGCTGACGCCGAGACTGGTCAGGCCCACGTAGTCGGCGGGGATGTACTTCTTGAACGCCTGCACGAGTGCGGGTGCAACGAGGGCGACGATGCCGGCCGCGAGGGTGGTCGCTGCGGAAATATCCATGCGTGTTCTCCTTGGGTTGTTCGGATATGGAAGCGGCGGCCTCCGGCGTGGTGCCGAAGGCCGCAAATTGGACGGCGGCTTCAGTAGCGCAGCTGTTGTCCGGGATGGATGAGGTTCGGATTCTTCAGGTTGTTGAGTTGGGCGACGCGCTGCCAGCCGGATGCGCCGAAGATGCCGCTCAGCGTCTCGCCTCGCTTGACGACATGGATCCGCGCGCCGGTGCCGGTGTTCGCGGACGGTGTGCCTTTGCCCTGGTAGGTGACGGTCTGGCCGGGCCATATGCGGTTGATGTTCCCGCTGGGTACTCGCCATGCGGTCACGGGCCAGAGTCCGGTGCGTGCGGCGATGCCGCTGATCGTATCGCCGGGACGCACGACCACGCTGACCCCGTTGCCGGCGTTCGGCCGGGACGGCTGCGGCGCGGGATTCGGCTTCGGCGTAGGTGTCGGTGCGGGCGCGACCGTGTGGCCGCTGGGGTTGGCGTACTTGTTCCACTGCGCGGCGTCACCGCGGAAGTAGTTCAGGTCCAATGGCCCGGCGTATCCGTTGATGCGCCCGTTGGACGTGTACTGTCGCATAGCCTCGCCATAGCGCCCGTAGTTCCATGGACGCGTCTGGTAGCCGGTGGCGTTGTTGTTGGCGTACTGGGCGACCCACAGACCGCAATGGGCGCGCACATCGCTGGGAATCTGCCACAGGTAGGCGGCGCTCGTGTAGACGAGCGGCCATACCCCGGTGCGCGCGTGCACCCTGTTGACGAACACGCGGATCCAGTTGGAGTCGCCCCATGCGCTGTTCTGGTAGCTTTCCCAGTCGAGCACAAGCACCGCGGATCCCAAGTACGGGCGGATGGTGTTCACGAAATGGTCGGCTTCTGCCGTGGCGTTGCCGCCTCCGGCGTAGTGGTAGAAGCCGAGACTCTTGCCCCGCTGCCTCACGCACTGCGCCTGAGATGTCATGTAGCCGTTGGTGAAGCCGGTGCCCTGAGTGGCCTTGACGACGGCGAAATCATAGTCGGCGGTGCACGTGACGGTCGGAGACTGCCAGCCGGACACGTCGATGCCACGCATGTCGGCCATCGCGCTGGGCGTGACCGTGAGCATGGCGAGCAATAGCGCCGTGATGGCGAATAGTCGGTGTGTGATCCTGGACATGCCTTTGTCCCTCTCTTACGAGGAAAGCCCCACTGCGATCTGGCGTCGCATGGGGCTTTCCGGTTGTGACTGTTCGGTCTGTTCTGTTGTTCTTCAGTTATGAGGGCGACGATGCGACGGGTAGTTCCAGTCGTCGGTGTCGAGCCGGTGCCGGTAGTCGTCCTCCAGCTGCTGGACGCGCACGTGGCCGGGCCCGTTGCCGCCGCGCTCCGTGTACGCCTTGCCGGCGTCCAATTGGTGCTCGTGCTGCATGCGGCTCGTGGTGGGAAGGAACAGGCTCTGCCTGTAGATCTCCAGTTCGAGGCGGCGGATGGTCGCGGATTCGGCGATGGCCTGTTCGAGGTTCCTGCGCTGGTCGATGCGCCGCAGCAGCCACGAGACCAACGAGGTGACGGCACCGCTGCCGATGACGGCGCAGGCGACGAGTATCAGCGGTTGCGTAGTGGAGGGAGTCATGTCGGCCTACTTCATAAAGCGGAGTCCATAAAGGTTGCCGTCCTTGACGGCGATGCCCGTGTCAAGGGTGATGAACAAGGCTTTGGGATTCACGGTGCTGATTTCCATAGTGCAGGCTAGGTTATGGAGCGTCTTGTCGGTGATGTCCACCACGTACAGGTGCTTGTACGGCAGGATGCCGGTCGTGCTGGCCGCACGCCGCAGATAGAACGAGAACTCGGTGAAGTTGCCGCCCAATCCCTTGTGATAGAGCACGCAGTTGAAGGGGTATTGCAAGAGATTGTCCCGTACGCCGAAGAACGTTTCCTCGTCCGCATACAGGTGAGCAGACATTATCGCGAATTGTACGGTTTTGCCATTGGTCCGCTCGATGCTCTGTTCTTTGTCCAGAGCGGTGAGGCGCGTGACCTGGGCGGCGGTAATGATGCCGGCTTGGGTGCTACTTGCGGTTCTGACCGTCACCGTGCCGTCCGATGCCACGGATAGCGGCTGTGTGGTCGTGCTCGTGGGGATTTTGACGATGCCGGCGGTGGTGCTGGTGGCGATCGGCACGTTGCCCGCTCCGCCCGGCTCTCCGGGGTCGCCTTTGTCGCCTTTCTCGCCTTGTTTGCCGCGTGGCAGTCCGAGGACGATGGTGATGTCGCCGTTCGTGTCCGTGCCGGTCGTGACGGTGGGTGTGGCGGTGTCCAAGGCGGTGGCGGTGACGCTGCTGATCTTGCTGCCGCGTGGGATGCCGAGGTTGAGTTTGCGTTTCAGTCCGGTGCCGGTCAACGCGCCGGTGGCCTTTTTTGTTGGGGTGAGCGTGGTGACGGTGCCGATGTCGATGCTGGCGGTGTCGATCAGTTCCTGCGCCTTGCCGATCGTCTCGTGGAGATCCTTGAGCGGGTCGGCGATCTCGGGGGCTTTGGGGTTGATGCGGGAGGGTTCGATGATGACGGGGATGTTGCGGCTGGCGATCACGTGCCAGTCGGCGTCCTCGATCTCGATGCCCACGACCATGCGGTCGGACGCCTGCTGCAGCAGCGCCGTGGGCACGGGTGTGGTGAAGCTGACCTGATGGACGCCGGTGGCGTTGTCGGTGTTGTTCTTCTTGCTCATGTCCGCGTATCCGCCGCCGCTGGATGGATCCGTGGGGTCTCGGTTCCATGTGAGTCTTGCTGACAGGCCGTTGAGGTCGTCCACGTCGTCGCCGCCGTTGGTGATGTTGAATTTGAGGATCCGCCCGTCCCGGTCGCCGGCGTTGAGGCGGATGGGTGGCGTGTAGTCGTTGGCGAGGTCGAGGGTCGTCTCGATCGTCCGGTACTGCTCTATCTCGTAGGCCATGCATGGTTCCTTACTCGCTGGGTTCCTGTTTGACGAACGTGCCTTCGGTGAACGTCCACGTGCCCGACGCGTCCGTGAGGATGATGGCGTCGCCGAGGGTGATGGCGGTGTCCCCGTGGTGGAACGTGACGCCGGACGTGGATTGGCGTATGGCCTGCGCGTGCGCGTCCGCGATGGTCGCGGCCTTGTCCCAGTCGGCTTGGCCAGCGGTGACGGTTTCCGTGGTCGCATCCCATTGGGGTTGCCGGGTGGTCAGTATCGCCGCGGCCGCGTCCCACGAGGATTGCTTGGCGGTGAGTGTCGCACCGGTGCCATCCCACGTGGCGGCCTTCGCGTCGAGCGTGTCTGCCGTGGTGTTCCAGCGGTTGCCGTTGTCTACGACGGTCTGGGCGACCTGATCCCATTTGGAGGCGTTCTGGGTGATCTGCTGGCTGCTGGTGTTCCATGCGCCCGCGTTCGCCACCACCCGGTCGAGACGTTGTTCGGCGTTGCGGTTGGATGCGGTGAACCGTTCGATGATGTTGCCGATTGTGATGACCGTGAGCGCGGGGTCGAGCAGGTCCTCCTCCAGTTGGAGCACGCGGCCGGACAGGCGTAGGTCCGGGGTGAAGGTGGTGTCCACGAGCAGCACGCGGTCGCCGAGGGCGACGCCGGTGGTGTTCATGCCGGCGTGGGTGAAGGTGAGCACGTCGGCCTCGTAGCTGACCGTGGGCGTGCTGCGCCGTTTCAGTTCCGCGCGGGTTTCGTCGAGGAGCTGCTGCTTGTCCTCGCAGTCGCCGTTCTCGTAGATGCCTTCGGCCGGGTGGATGCCCGTGGTGGTGATCTCGCTGATGGCCACGTCGTCCACGTAGATAATGGCGGTGGGGTTCTCGATCCAGACGCGGATGGCGCTGCATATGCGGTGTGTGGTGAACCGGCGCGTGGTCTTCGTCCATTGGCCGGTGTTGGTCAGCGGGGCGAGGGTGATGGTGGAGGTCGGATATATGTTCACGTTCTGCGACACCTTGAGCGTGAGCGTGGATCCGGCGGGCCCGTGCGTCCAGAGGGTGAGCTGGTATTCCTGGTCGCCTTTGACGTCGGTGTGGTCGCAGATCGCGGCCGTGGCGCACGTGTCGGTGTCGGTGCCCATTCTGAGCATGACCTTGCCCTCGTATGGGGTCACGTCGCCGTCCTGTTTGACGAGCGCGTCGAGGAACGCGCTGGTCGGATTGAACAGCCATCCGTCGCCGTATTTCCTCTCGAATCCGCCGCCCGTGACGAGGTTCTTGCCCATGGTGCTCACGCTTGGGCCGGGCAGTCCCCACAATGCGGTGGCGGCCGGATCCTCGACGTAGGGCTTGCCGTTGTTGATGTCGGAGAAGTCGATGCGTCGCCCGTAGCCGCCGGTCTGGTTGCCGTCCTCGTCGGTGGTGGGCAGTCCCTTGCCGTACCCGTAGAGGCGGGTCTTGACCCCGGTGGCGTCCACGGTTCGCGTGATGCCCTTGAGGTCGTGTCCGTACTCGAACCGGCGTGGTGTCGTGCTGGTCTGGTCGCCTTGGGTTTTGACGAGGCTCAATGCCCGGTCGGTGACGCGGGTGTGGGCGGCGTCCATGAGGTAGCTGGCGGTGATCTCCAAGCCGAAGGCTTCCGCGATGGATTCCACGGCTTCGAGCACGCTCACGTGGTAGAAGCTCAGGTCGGCGGTGGTGGTTCCTTCCACGGTGCCGACCGTCCACCGTGTGCCTTCCAATGCCTTGGCGAGGCATTGCGCGGCCGTGGCTCCACGGTTGCGTTTGTCTTCGATGAACGTGTCGTCGAGTTCCTGGACGCTGCCCTTGCATACGAGGCTGGTGATGATCCGCGTCTCCTCGCGCCGGTGCTCGGGCGAGACGACGATGGCTTCCTGGAGTCGGCCGCGTGGGTCGGTGAACACGAGCCGGTCGCCCTTGCCGATGTCGCTTTCGCCGGTGGCGGTGACCTCCAAGGTGCGGGTGCCGTCCACGCCGCTGGTCCATGTGGCGGACGTGATGCCGGTCAGGTCGGGTTTCGGCTGGTCCCACCGGTCGAAGCATGCGAAGCGCATGGATTGTCTCCGTTCGTTAGATGAGCCATCGCGGCGTGTAGGTGACGTACTGCGTGTACTTTTTCACGTTCGTTTTCGGGCCTACGGTGCCGGTGAACGTGGCGTGGCCGGGCGGGACGGTGGGATAGTCGTCGTCGATCGCGATGGCCCGCGCCTCGCCCCGCCATGTGACGTGGCGTTGCTCGCAGTCGATGACGAGCGGGTGCGCCTCGTCCCAGAGTCCCGCGCCGGTGAGCGTGTTCGCCACGTGCACCGTCTGACTGTTGGCGGTGAAGGTGTGGGTGGTGGCGACGGGTGTCACGTCGTCCACCTTTTCGTCGATCAGCTGGTGGAACACGGGTGGCGTGGGCCGGTTGCCGAGGATCCGCGCATGCGTCGGTTTGCCGTCCAGTTGCATGTCGATGCGCTGTTCGGGCCCGTACGCGTAGGGTTCCGCGTCCAAGGTCAGCGTGCACACGCTCCACTTCAGGATGCCGCTCGCGTCGTGCCGGTCGGTCCATGCGCCGACCGCGAGGCGTCCCCGGTATTCGCCGAGGCCGGTCAGCCCGCCGATGCGAACGTGCCGGCCGTTGCGCCCGCCGATCAGGGTCTTGGCCTCCTCGATCTCCAAGGAGTCGCCGGCCGCGGCGATCTGGATGGTGATCTCGCGGCGTTCCATGGCCGGGTACCCGTGCGGGTCGGTCAGGGTCGCGTCCCAGCCGCCGGAACGGCCGGGCGCCGATTGGAAGGCCGTCACAGGCGAGGATTCCCCGATGCTGATGCCGTCTGCGATGGCGAACACGGCATGATCGCTGAGGTGTTTGCCGTCGATGGTCAGCCGGCTCTTGTCGAGGGTGAGGCCGCGGATCCGGTTGGTGTTCACTAGTAGCCCCTTGCCCTTCGGTTGCCGAGCGCCTTGTCGATGGCGGGCGCGAGCTCGCCGGCCATCACCCCGCTGTCAAGCAGCAAGCGCATGGCCGGCATGGCCTGCAATGCCTCCGTGACGGCGGTGATGATGTCGTCCCGCGTCAACGGGCGCGCGTTGCCGGCGTTCGTGTTGGTGTCGTGGCGGCTGGTGTCGTCGGTGATGGTGTGGATGCGGGTGGTGCGGGTCACGTCCGCGTCCGCCTCCAGCCGGAACGGGTTGTCCCCGGCCGCATGGTCGAACGCACTGTAGGCTTGTCCGGCGAGGTTGGTGGCGGCCTTGCTGACGGTCTTGGTGGTGTCGATGATGCCGTTGGCCAGTCCCCGGCCGACCATGACGCCCACGGTGTCGCGCATGAGCTTGGACGGGGATGCGATGCCGAAGAAGCTCTTGACCGCGTTCCATGCCGATTTGGCGAGGCCGACGATGGCGTCCTTGATCGCGCCGCCCGCGTTCATCAGGCCGTTCTTGATGCCTTCGATGACGTTGCGGCCGAGCCCGCCCCAGTCCACGTTGGTCAGCCCGTCCCAGATCGCCCTGATGATCTGCGGGATCGCGCCGATGAGTTGTGGTATGGCCTGGATGATGCCGACGACGAGCTTGCCGAGCAGGACGAGGCCGGTCTCGATGATCTGCGGCAGGTGCCGGCCGATGCCGTTGATGAACCCGCTGATGATCTGCGGCAGCGCGGCCACGAGTTGGGGTATCGCGTCGATGATGCCGGTGATGAACTTCAGCAGCAGGTCCACGCCCGTGGTCAGGATCCGTGGCAGCATGCCGAGGATCCCGTCCACGAAGCTGGTGATGATCTTGGGCAGTGCGGCGATGAGTTGGGGCAGGGCGTTGAGGATGCCTTCGACGAACTTCGCCAGCAGGTTCAACCCGGACTCGATGATCCTGGGCAGGTTGTCGATGATGCCCTGCACCAAGGTGACGATCATCTGCATCGCGACCGGCAGCAGGGTCGGCAGCGCGTTGGCGATGCCATCCACCAGCGACGTGAGGATGTCCACGGCGGCGGTGAGGACCTGCGGCAGGTTCTGTGTGATGCCCTGCAACACCGAGGTCAGCAGTGTGAGCCCGGATTGCATGAGCACGGGCAGCTGGGTGGCCACCCAGTTCTGGAACTCGGTGATGTATCCGGGCAGCGTGACGGTCAGGAACTCGGTGACGTGGGTCTGCAACTGTCCGCCGAGACTGGTGTTCAACGCGCCCAGTGCGACGACCAGCGCGCCGATGATGGCCGCGATGCCGAAGTACTTGAGGAAGTTGGCCGGGTTGAAGAAGTTCAGGAACATGCTCCCGATCCCGTGCAGCCCCGCCTGTATCGGCCCGGCCAGCGTCGAGCCGAACCCTTGGAACGCGGTGCCGAAGGCGCTGGTGACCGGTGAGAGGAACCCTCCCACGCGTCCCGCCAGCGTCTGGAACGGTGCGGCGAGTTTCGAGCCGATGCCGGTGACGCCCTGTTGCAGGGGCACGTAGACCTTGCTGTCGAACATGCCGGCGAGGGTCGAGCCCACGTCGCCCAGTCCGCTTCTGACGCGGTTGGACATGAGGCCGAAGATGCCGCCGAAGTTCGCGTCCACGAGCCCCAAGGCGTTGCCCCACCGGGTGCCGAGGTCGGTGAAGATCTCGCCCGCGCCGGCGGCGATGCCCTTGAGCTTGCCGAAGTCGCCCTTGACGGTGGAGACGAGCATGCCCGCGCCGTCGCCGGCGAGGGTGAACGCGTCGAGGATCTGCGGCGTGTACTGGCCGATCACGGTGAACCCGGCGAACGCGCCCACCAAGAGCCCGGCCTGTTCGGCGAGGTCCTTGACGGTGATGCTGCCGTCCGCCAACCCGTCGGCGAGTTTCTGGATCCATGGGGTGATGCGCTGCACCGCGCCGGCGAGCTTGGAGCCCAACTGGTCGGCGAGCGGCTGGATGGCGGTGTTCACCTTGTCGATGGCCGGTGTGAGCACGTTGAACACGTCCCGCAGGGCGTTCAGCGCGGGGGTCGCGGCCTTCTGGCCAAGCGGCTCAATGCGGCCTTGACGTTGGCCAATGCGCCGCTGAAGGTCTCGCCGGCGGCCAAGGCGGCTCCGCCCAAGTAGGTGTCCATGGCGGTGGCGAACGTCTGGAAGTCGATCTTGCCTTCCGATACCATGTCGGACACGTCCTGCGTGGAGACGCCCAACTGGTCGCTCAATGCCTGTAGGACGGGCACGCCACGCGAGGTGAGCTGGAGCATGTCGTCGCCCTGGAGCTTGCCGCGCGCCATCACGCTTGTGAAGATCGCGCCCGCGTCGCTGAAGCCCATGCCGGCGATCTGCGCGGTGTCGCCCACGGTCTTCAGCACCTTGGTGAGCTGTTCGCCCGGTTTGATGCCGCTGGCGACGGCGCTGGCGGCGACGGTGGCGGCCTCGTCGAGCCCGTACGCGGTGCCCTTGACGGCCGCGTTGGCGTTGGCCATGATCTCGGTGATGGTTTCGGCGCTGTGGCCGAGGCCCTTCAATTTGGCTTGGGCGTTCTCGATGTTCAGGGCGCGGGCGAACCCGCCCTTGGCGGCGAGGGCGGTGATGCCGCCGCCGATCGTGGATAGGGTGCCGAGGCCGAGTTTGCCGATGGTGGCGAAGCCCTTGCCGGATGCCTTGACGAGGCTGGTCGAGAGGTTGCCGCCGAGCTTCTGCCCGGCGGGCTTGAGGTCGATGCCGCCGAGTTCGGCGGCGATCCTGTTCTGCGCGCCCTTCAACGTGGGGACGATGTTCACCCATGCGGTCGCCAACGTGGCCATACGATCGTCCCCTCTCTTCGTTGAAAGGCGTGCTCTGTTCGGTTATGTGAAGGCCACGCGCGGCCGCCTCAGGTAGGCGCGCAGCTCCTGTTTGCCCATGCCGGTCAGTTCCGGGTCGCGTCGTTTCGGCGTGGTGTCGCCGGGTGCGGGCGTGGGTTTCGGCTTGCCGCGGTTGCGTTGCCCGTCCTTGGTCTTGGCCCACACGAGCCAGCGCAGTGAGTATTCGATGCTGCGTAGCCACCAGTCGGCGGGCGTCCACGCGTTGCGCTGGTCCAGCAGGCTGGCGAGCCGGCTGCCGGCCGGGGCGTTGGCGGCGATGAGCCACACGTCACGCCATGACAGCAGCGGGCCTCCGAGCCATCTGAGGCGCAGGCCCAATCGGATGAGCTCGTATTCGAGCGCGTCCCGATGATGGTCGATGAGCCATTGGACGGCGGCTAGTCTTTTGGGCTGCCCGTCCACGCGGTGATGAACCCGTTGAGCTGCTCGGGATGCAGCTGGTCGAGCAGCGGGTGCGCCTCCTCGGGGAAGAGCGTGTAGAAGCAGTCGATGTCGCCGCTCGTGATCGCCCTGAGGTCGCCGATGGTCAGCGCGTCGGGGCTCTTGACCTTGTAGCGGGTCTTCGAGCCGGGGAACTGCACCTCCACCGTCTCGTCGCCCTGAGGCTGGTAGTCGTTGATGATGATCGCCATGGTTGCCGTGTCCTTCCTGGTCATGCCGTGTCACTGCTTGGAGTGGAGTGGATCCGGTGGCGGCGGACACGGCATCGGCACCGCCACCGGACTGGGAACTGAATGAGCGGACGGGTCAGGCGGTCTTCGCCGTCGTCGCCTTCGCCGTGGTGGTCTTGCGGCGTGTGGCGGCCTTGACGGCGGCCTTCGCCAAGGTGGGCGTCTCCTCGTCGGTCAGCGCGGTCGGTTCGTCGCCGGTGGTCTCCGGCGTATCGGTGCCGGTGACGTAGGCGATGTACTCGTAGGCGGTGTTGCCGTTGGCGTCGGGGAACGCGTTGATGGTGGGCGTGTAGGTGATGGCCTCGCCGTCCGCGTAGGTCACGTCGTCCACGTCGCCCGTCTTGCCGACCGGCACGACGATGCGCTTGACCCTGTTGCCGGTCATCGCGAACTCGAACACGTACACCAGCTCGGGCGGCTCCGCGCTGTTGTGTTTGACCGTGATCTGGTCCTTGCCGTCCACGGTATTGACTTCGACGTTGCCGGGCCCGTAGGTGACGGCCAAGGTCTCGGGGGTGGTCTCCAGCATGCCGAACTGGAAGCTCTCCGCCCGGCTCGTCGTCACGCTCAGTACGCGGTCGCCGCCGAACGCGTTGATGTCCTCGCTGTCGCGGTCGATGGTGTTCGTCACGCCGTCCTCGCTCAGGTAGCCGAGGTCGTGGAACTTGTCGGACAGCGTGGTGGTGGCGTCGGTGGGCGGGGTGGCCTCGCCTACCTTGCCGTACCATGCGCCGCCCGCGTAGCGTCCGCCGTCGCCGTGGGGCTTGCCGACCGACACCATCTGAGCATTGGGCTTGCCCATAAGTGGAATCTCCTTACATGTGTTTGTGCACCGTCAGTTCGGCGGTGATCTGATAGCGGGGCGTATCCCCGTCCAGCGGGAAGTTGGCCGTGGACTCGATGGCGACTTTCGCCACCGCCGGAATCCGCACGGCGCGCTCCAGCACGGGTTTCACCCGTTGGGCGAGGAACGCCGCTTGGACGCGGCTGGTGTCCCAGCATTGGACGGCGAGCATGGGACGGTCGGTGAACGGGGTCTCCGCGCCGCCCGTCCGCTCCACCGTCACGAACCGGGAAGGACGATGCGCCGGCACGTCCGTCGAGACCGGGATGCCCGCAAGCTCGGGCTGCCGGTTGAGGAACTGGACGAGCGTGGTTTCGATGCTCATGGTGGCTAGTCCCTTCCGGCGTCCAACGATTTCAGCAGGGTGTTGTGCTTCGCGTTCGACCGTCTCGCATGCCGTGTCGTCGCTCTCACCGCCCCGTGGGGCCTATCCGTCCTGATGACGTCGCCCACATACCCCTTCGCGTTGTGCATACGGTTCGCCGCGGCAGCTATGGCCTCGGTGCGACGCTCGATGTCGCCCCGCACGCCGTCGCTGTTGAGCACGTCCAATACGCCGCCGCTATGCAGCCGGACCTTGACCTTGGCCATGGTTCAGCCTTCCGTGTAGGTGGCTTCGACGCTCATGTTCCACTTGGTCGGCCGCATGCCGCCGTCGAGCGGCAGCGGATGGCCGACCACGTGGTACGGGTGCGCCTCGTCGCCGCGCAGGATGAGCTTGCAGCCGTCGAGCGGACCGCCCGTGTAGTCGCGCGGGAAACGGAACACTGCATCCACGCGCATCCCGTCCGGACGGTTCGAGTCGTTGGCGTCCGCACTGTCGGGCGAGTCCACGAGCACATTGGGCACCGTTTCGCGCTGTTCCTCATAGACGGGGTTGTTGCCCTCGTCCACGCCGGACTGGACGCGGCGGATGACGGTGATGGTCTCGCCTCTCACGGGCCGCCTCCGCTCATGTCGAGGTGGAACGCGCGCGCCCTGCCACGGCCCAATCGGGCCTTCTCCGCTCTTGTCAGGTAGAGGTCGCCCATGGGATTCGAGTAGGTGAAGGATTCGCTGAAGCTGCCGGCGGTCTGCTGCGCGTTCGTCACGCCCAGCCGTTCCTCGCTGACAGTCATTTTGCGGATGACCATCGCGCACGTGATCGACGCGAGCGTGCGTTCGGGCGCCTGCGACCACTTGGGGCATGTGTCCATGATGATCTGCGTGGCGTCCTCCAGCAGCGCGGTCGCGGTCTCGCGCTCCGCCTCGGTCAATGCGTGCCAGCGTCGCTCCACGTCCCTGTAGGTGGCGAACGGTGTGAACTCGTCGGCCATGCGCCGCCCTACTTGGCGATGACGCCGAACGCGCGCAATGCGGCGAACGCCTTGTTCACCGCCGCCGTGATCGCCGCCGCGTCGGCACCGGCCGCGAGGTCCGTGATGGCGGCGGCCGGCGCGGGCTTGCCGGAGATGTTCGCCCACGTGGCGGCTGCCGGGATGGTCGGCTTGTTCGTCAGGTCCGTGTAGCTGCCGGAGAAGCTGGACGTGCCCGCGCCGATGGCCTTGCGCGCCGCAGCAGTGTCCGCCGCGCCCATCACTGCCTTGCCGACCGTGGTCGCCCCGGACAACGTGGAAGCCGTCGGCATCGTGGGGATGGACGGCTTGCCGGTCAGGTCGCCGTACGCCCCGCTGAAGCTGGACGTGCCCGCCCCGATCGCGGTACGCGCCGCGGCGCCGGTCGATGCCTTCATCACCGCCTTGCCGATAACGGATGCCCCGCCCAGCGTCTCCACGGTCACCGCAGCGCCCGCTCCGGTGAAGGGCGTGCCGTCCGGGTTCACCAAGCGCACGGGCTCGGCCAGCACGGGCACGACGCCCTCGCCGGTGTGGACTACGAGGGTCTTGACCGGGGTGACGCTCATCGCTTCACCGCCCGCGTGGTCTTGGCGCCGGCGGTCTTGAGCACGGCGATGGAGGTCGGGTCGATGATCGCGTAGGAGAACACGGCCTCGCTTCTGTAGGCGATCTGGTTGCTGCCGGCCAAGTCCACGCCGGTGTTGTCCGGGTCGCCGTACGGGATGACCTCGGCCGTGATCGGACGCACCAGACGCCATTTGATCGTGCTGAAGTCACCCATGAACGCGAGCACGTTCGTCGCGTCCGTGGCGTACTCGCCCTCGACGGTCACGCTCGTGCTGGCCTTGATCCCGTCCAAGGTGCCCGTGTTCAGGCTCAATGGGATCTCCGGGAACAGTCGTCCGCCCGTGTTGGACACGCGCAACTTGCGAAGCTCGTTCGCCAGCGTGCGGGATAGTGCGACGCCGGTGATGTTCGCGCGCAGCAGCCTGTCAGTCAGGGCATCGAGGTTGGCGAGCTGGTCGTCGGTGGCGGTCACCTGCACGCCCAGAGTGGACAACGCCTCGTAGCCCGTGAGCTTGTCGCCGGACGCGGGGTTGACCGCGTGGTAGATCACGTAGTCCAGCGCCTCGCCCAGCGCCGCGGCCTGATCGGCTTGGATCGCGTCGAGGATCTGCAGCTGGTTGTCCTCGTCCGCCCACTGCAATTGCTTGGAGACGCGCGTGGTGCACTGCACCGTGAACCGCTTGCCTTCCTTCGGGGTGATCGGCTGCTCGTAGCCGCTTTTCTTCGCGCCCTCGGCCACGACCTCGGCGCGCGCCTTGCCGGTGAACACGTTGTACTTGTCGTCCATGAACCCGAGCCTGTCCGCCGGGCTCAGGGTGGCGATCGTGCTGGTGTCGTGCGCCTTGCCCACCACCGCGAGGCTCACGGACGTGGGCAGCGTCACCTGATTGGTCTGCAAAACCATAAAAACCTTCCTCTAAAAGGGTTGAACGTTTACTTGGTGCCGAACAGCTGTCTGAGCAGTCCCGCGTTCGGATTCGGCTGGGCCTGCGGCGTGCCGGCCGGATCCGCGACCCTCGCCGCCGACGGCTTCGCCTGCGCGGCCAGATACGACTTGATGGCCTGCGCGTGCGCGTTGATCTCCTCGGCCGTGTTCCCGCGCAGCAGATCCACCGGCACGCCGGTCTTCCTGGCGGCCTCGTCGCGCCATGCGAGACGCTGCTGTGCGGTCTTCAGCTCGTTGAGTTCCCTCTCGGCCCGTTCGGCGCGGGCCTCCAGTTTCTGCGTCTCCGATAACTGGGATTCCTTCAACGCGGCCAGCTCGTCGGCGGCGCTCTTGTTCGCCTCGGCCTTGCCACGCCAGCTCTTCGCCCGCTCGACTTCGGCCTCGTAGCGCGCCTTCCAGTCGATGTCATCCGGCGGCGAACCATTCTGTTCTCCGGTGTTCGGGGCGTTGTCTTCTTCGGCCATACGGCCTCCTTCCGCCCGAATCCGGGCATAAGAAAAGCCACCACGGACGGATCCGTGATGGCTGGGATAAATCGGATGAGCCGGTTATTCTTCCGTGTCTCGTACGTCTTTGAAGTCGCGGTAGTACATGTTCTTGCCGAAGCCTTCAGGCATGAGCGGCGAGGCGTAGAGACGTTCGAGCTTGCCGGTCTTCTTGTTCACGTACCACGCGCAGTCGTCGATGGGCTGGAGCATGCGGTCGATGGGCGGCACGAAGAAGTATTCGTCGTCCTCTCCGCCTTCCATGGCGGCTTCGATGCCCGTCGTCTCCTTGAAGATCATTCGCGCCTGATGGTAACTGATGACCTTATCGCTCATGTTTGTCCTCCCTGACTTGGTGGCGTGGATTCGGCCCATTTGTCGTACTCGTCCTGATGGCGCCGCCACGAGGATTCGTCGCGGTGGGCTCGTTGGAGTTTCCACTCGCTCCAGCTTCGCACGGTGTCGTGATCGCCGACCCATGGTTTGGCGTAGGCGGGCGCGTCGGTGAAGCTCGGCCGGCCGCCTTCGAGAAGGCTGTCGGTGGGTTCCATGTCGTCCACGCGCAGGAACCTGAGCTGGCCTTCCTTGATGTTGTCGGGATAGTAGTCCGGGCTCCGTCCGTTCTCGTATCCGTATTTCGTGTAGTCGCCGGGCTGATAGTCGTACATGCGCACGGATTTCCAGCCGCTGGGCATCTGGATGACTTCGGCGTTCCAGATGTGGGCGTTGCCGTTCTTCCATGGGCCGGCGACGAAGAAGCGGCTACCTGACGGGTATTCGCGCATGGCCCGGATCGTCGCGTTGTTCGTTTCCTTCTGGGTGAATTTGCGGTGGTTGCCGTTCTCGTCCACCCACATGTCGGCGATGTTCCAGTAGTGGCCGTCCGAGGATTTCTTGTGGTTGCCGACGGCCTGCACGTCGTAGCCCCTGAAGCGTAGTTCCGCCGCTTGGACGACGCGCTGGCAGTTGATGCCCCATGGGTTCTTCGAGAAGTCCGGCATGAACCCGTTGTCCACCCTCTGCCGGATCCACATGTCCCATAGGGGGTTCACCTCGTCGTGCGTGATCTCCTTGAGGGACGTGCGTGGCTTCATGGTCTTGAACGCTCTGATCTTCTCGCCCGGCCCGCCCTTGTGTCTGCCGGGATCGTGGAGTTTGTGGCCTTGGCCCACTTTGTCGGGGTTCATGTGGCGCATGAGGTATGCGAGCGAGTTCACGTTGTTCGGGTCGTACGGCCCGTACACGCTTTGCCCGCGTTTCGGCTCCCGGTAGGGTGCGATGTTCGCGAGCCCGGCCTTCAGGTCGGCGGGCATGACGCCCGTCTCCAATGCGCGCCGCGCGGTCTCGTAGATCCTGAGGTATTCGTCCGGATCGTAGCCTTCGATGCGGTTCGATCCCTTGCCCCATTCGGGGACGATCTCGCACCGGCAGTTGCCGCCGTGGAAGCTCGTGCCGAAGTCGGCCGTGTCCTCGCTGGCGTAGATGTAGCCGCGCGACGCGAGCATGATGCAGAACGCGCACGGCTGCCGGCCGTTCGGCACGCGCGCATATCGGGGCCTGTGTGGGTCGCGGCGCGCGTTGCTTCTGATGGTCTGGCGTCCGGGGTTGCGTATCTCCCGGTCCATGAGGTTGTTCAGGTAGCGCAGCAGCTCGTCCGGATTCGCCTTCTTGTCCGGACCGTCCCATAGGACGCCGGCCTTCCAGCGGATGAGCTTCCTTACGGCCTCGTCCCTGTTCGGGTTCTCGACCTCGGCGGTGAACGCGTCATCGAAATGCTTCGCGTACACGTGCTCGTACCAGTCGGCCGCGGCGGTGCTGGACATGTCCGAATACTTGCCGATGATCGCCGGCACCAAGTCAAGCAGTACGTCACGCTGCTTCGCCGCCGGCAGCCCCGCGATCTCCCACCACAGTTCGCCGAGATCAAGCCTCGCGAGCCTGACCGCCTCCTGCTGGCTCGTCCTCAATTGGTTGAGATCCTTGGTCGTCACCGGCATTGGCGCTCCTTAGGATCATGTCCAGCGCGTCCCGTCCACGGTCGCGCGACTGCTGCGAACGCAATGAGCGGATCTCGTCGCCGTCCAAGCCGAGACGGCGCAGCCCGACCTCGCTGGTCGCATAGGATTGGTTGACCTGGCTGATCTTCACGTACGCGTCCGCCCGCGCCCCGTCGCTGATCTCCCGCGTCGGCGCCCACACCGGCCGCACCCGCTTCAACTCGTCCGGCGGCTCCGTCAGCCCGTCGCGCAGGCATACGGCCATGCGGGCCAGCCTGGTCAACTGCATGCCGAAGAGGCGGTTCTGCCGGTCGGCGCGGCGGGTGAGCTTGCGTTCGGCCGCGGCCATCGCCTCCGCCGAACTGGGATTATCCAAGGTAATGCCGAGCGAATCCACGGGAAGATCCGTGTCCGACGCGACCACCAACGCGATCGTCTTCAACATGTCCGAGTGGGGCTGCATCGACGCCTGACTGATCTGCTGCAACGAAGGGCTGTCGCCGTCCTCGTCCTTGCTGATCGCATTGATCGAGCTCACAAGGCTGCTCCACGTGTCGGCGCTAAACGCGTCCTCGTCCATGCCCAGAAACCACAGCTTCGGCACCGCGTAGAACTCCGCGCTGGCCTCCATACGCACCAGCGTCCTAAAGCCCATATCGGTCAACGCCATCACCGGCCGCGTGATCCGCGAAGCCCCCAGCGGCTTCGACAACTGCGGGTCGCTGACCAGCGGCACCACCGTCGGCTCCGGCCAGAAGGTCTCATACCGTTCCGCCGTCCAACCGCCACAACCGTCTCTGCTGACCTGATAGACCACGCCGGGAAGGAACACGTTGAACGCGGTGACACGACCCTTCGAGGTCGCGTCGTTGATCGTCAACGCGGCCGCCAGTCGGTTGCGACGGCCGTCCCAAAGGGCGGCGGACCATTCCGCCGAACGCGGCGTCACCAGCAGGTCGCCCGTGTCGGGGTCGCCGGTGAGGGTGAGGAACGCGCACCCATGCGTGTACGCGGACACCACGGTCTGCGGTATCGCCAGCTGGAGGGCGTTCATGTCGGTCAGCTCGTCAAGCCCATACGCGTCCTCGCCGTTCGGATACGTCCATCCGTCGAACACGGTCAGGTCGGCCAACGAGCGGACCGCCTTGGCGGGCCAGCCGATGCACGCGCTCACGTTCGCCTTGATGCGATCCGGAATACTGATGCCGAAGTCCTTGAACCCCTCCTTCGCCCCGTAATAGCCGGTACGGATCAGGTTCCTCGGATACCGCTGCCGCCACACCTTCATCAACGTCCTGATAAGAGGCATGTCGTCGTCGGCGACGCCGGCGATGCGGGTGGCGCCGAACGAGGTGATGTCGAGCGGGCGCTTCAACGCACTGGAGAAGATACCCTCATCCGCCATAAGCCACCTCGCTATCTCATTACCTTCTGTCTGCGTCCCGGCCGGCGTCGTGTCGTCCACGCGCCCTGCGCGGCGACGGTCACGGCCACCAAGGGACTGATGTCGATGTCATTGCCCGTCTTGTTCCACCCGAACGCGCCGCTCCTGCCGATCGGCCGCGTGGTCACGTTCGCCACCGCCTTCGCCAGCTGGGGCTGGTCCGCGTCGGGCAGATGACGCAGCATACCGGCCTGGATCAGGTCGAGCATGCGTCCGCATGCCTGTCCCATCTCGTTGGCGGTCACGACCTTCACCGGCACACGCCGCGTCTTCAACTCGGGCAGCAGCACCATGGCCGGCGACTGCGCGTCGATCGCCACACACGCCGTACGCGCCCACCGGGCCTTGATCCAGTCCGCCGCCCACGCCACGCCATCGCGATGCGTGTCCCGATACTCCGCCAGCTCCACATGGGCCGAACCGTCCGCATACTTCATGCACGCGCCGACGGCCAATGCGCTGCGGTCGGGCGGCATGTCCAAACCGAACGACACCACACCGCCATCCATTCGCTCGCTCACTTCGCCGTTCTTCCACAGTCCGGGGTCGATGACGCTCACCGTGGTGGTCTCGTCCCACACGCCCAAGCCCTCGCGTCGGAAACTGTCCTCGCCGAGGTTCTTCCTCATGCGCAGGATCGCCGACTCCGACGTGCGCGCCGGGTAGGAGGGGTTGGCCTTCCTCCATTGGCCGCGGTCTTCGGGATCCGCGTCACGGTCGGCGCTGAACTCCACATACAACGTGTCGTCACTGTCGCCATGCAACGCGTCGCGCCGACGCCCCGAGAACACCTCGCTCGGGTCGCTTGGTTTGGGCGGCGTACCCATGTAGATGATCAAGGGGTTCCGGGCCGCGTTCGTGGCGGGGATCATGTCGTCCAACGCCCGCTCGCCCAAGATCTGCGCCTCGTCGAACACCTCGACGTCCACGTTGTCGAAACCACGCCCGAACCCGTTCTCACGCGCACCGAACAGGATACGACTGCCATTCATGAACGCGATCTCCTGCTGCCCGTTCGCCCGCCTCGGCTCGCCATCCACATACCGGGCTATCTCCGGCTTCCTCACCAGCGAGCACATGAACTTGAACGTCTCATCCGACGTACGGCTGCGATGCGACGTCCACAGGACCTTGAGCGGATACTCGCTGAGGATGCACAGCATCACGATCATCGTGCCGATCGTGAACGTCTTACCCACCTGACGGCAAATGCTGATGACCACGCCGCCGATGCCCGCCGCATACAGGCCATCCGCCTTCTTGCCCAGCATGCACCGGCCAAGACCGTCCTGCCAGTCGTCATACTCGATGCCGCACAACCGGGCCTGCGCCTTCACCCGCGGCCAGCCCGTCGAAACGATGCCACGCGGCAGCACCACGTGCCGGGCTACGTCAGACAGCCTCCTCGTCGAACCCGTCATCCTCAACCTCCACCGCCACCGACGGACCAGAAACCCCGTCCTTGCCCTCCAGCCGCTCGATCTCCCGACTCACCTCAAGCAAACGCCTGGAAAGCGCCGCCAAGTCACGCGGCGGCGTATCCAAATCAAACACCGCCTGCTCAAGCCGCTTCAACGTACGACGCAACAAGGTCAGGTACTCGTTGTCTTCTTTCCCCGTTACTGGCAAATGTCCTCTTTCCCTTCCAGACTAGGAGGCATAGAAATCGCCCACAAAAGGAGATGAAATGGCGGCACCCTTTAGCCATTATCAATGGATGACAACAATCGCCAGCAAAGTCGGCGGGCCGATACCACTCGTAATCGGCATTTTCGGTCTAGGTGCGGTTGTCGCCGAAGCTACTCGCCCTCACTGGAAACCCGCGCTGGACGGTGCTCTCGGGCAACTTCGCAATCAACGTGTCTTCGTCAAGGATGAGAATGGCGAAACCGTTTCCATGACAAGCGAGGAAATCGTCGACCAGTCTTTGCCGAAGCAGAAAGATGCTGCGTCACTCGAAGGCACCGACAGCGAGGAATCTGCCGACTGACCTCATAATCCGTTTTGGAAAAATATCGGGGAGAGAGCGGCGCTATGACACAGGGGTGCGCCCGGAGCCGGCCGGTAGGATACCCTCCCCACGGTGCCGAGCAGTGTCTCACCAAGTCGAGGTGCGGAACGGCACCGAAGTCGCTTTGACGTCGGCTTCTCCTCGGACAGCTTGTCGTGCCCATTCGATGCTCTTGTTGCTTCTCAGCTCGTTGCACGCGCGATGCGACAGCTTGCAGTTGGTGAACTCGTACGGACTTCCGCCCTTCGACACCGGCAGTAGCTCGTCCACTTCGGCACTCCACGGATCGCGTGCGGGCAGTCTCTTGTCAACGGGCTTGCCGCAGATATGGCACGTGTCGTAGGCGGCCAATACTCGCCTGCGCACGGCCCGTCTGCGAGCGCCGTTGGCGTACCGTGGGTTGCCGCTCGGCTTGGCCATGGGGTCTCCCGATAGAGGTGGTGTACAAGATGAACCCCCACGGAGAAAGGAGGAAAGCCGTGGGGGTGGTTGGCCTTTGTGGGGCCGTAAGTCTGGGGTTGCCTCTCGTGCTTCGAGAATTTGGCAACACTATCATTTTTGCCGCGTTTAGCGTTTTTCACAACCGGCTTAACGTGGAACTAGATATTTCCGACTCTTGTCGTATCGGGTTGTAACGGTCAGCGTGAGGTATCCGTTTCGTCGTCGGTTCCTTGATTTGTCTTGGTTTTCTTCGTCTCTGTAACTCCGTAGCGGGTGTAACGGGTGTTTCTATGGGTGATGGTGCGGAGTGGGGTGGGATGTGTACGTTATACGCGTTACGCCGTTACACCTGTCTTGGAAACGTTGTTGTTCCAATGTTTTGGGTGTAACGGCGTAGGTGGCGGGTGGTGTTGTCGCGCTATGCGGCCTGTTCGAGGTTGACCGGCGATTCCTTCTCCGGCTTGTCGCTCTTGTCGTTTTTGATGTGTGGTTGCCATGCTTGGCTGACGGCGTGTGCCACGTTGTCGAGCCGGTCGGGCCACAGGGCGGCGTACGTGTCGAGGGTCATGGTGGCGGTGGCGTGGCCGAGCTGTTTCTGCAGGGTCTTGACGTCGGCGCCGTTGGCGATGGCGATGCTCGCGTACGTGTGGCGCAGCGAGTGGATGGTCACGCCCTCGTCGTCCATGCCGACGTGTTCGAGCGCCTTGCGCCATACGCGCGTCCGCCAGTTGCCGTCGTCGATGGCCCCGCCGCGTGGGGCGCGGAACACGAAGTCGTCCTTCGCGCAGCCTCGGATCTGCCGTTCGAGTGGTTCGATGAGGAAGTCCGGGATGGCGACGGTGCGGGCCTCGCCGTTCTTGGGCGTGCCGAGCTCCAGCTTGCCTTCGAGGTTGCGCGTCCATGTGCGCCGGATCCTTGCGGTGCCCTTCCTGAGGTTGAGATCCTGCACCTGCAAAGCCAGCGCCTCGTTGATGCGCGTACCCACGGACGCTTGGAAGCGCACGAGCAGTCCGTCTACGTCACGGCCGGCGTTCTCGGCGGCCTTGGCGAGCGCTTCCACCTCGTCGATGGTGAGGAACACCATGTCGTCGTCCTTGACCACGGTCTTGGGGAGTTTGACCGTGCGGGCCGGGTTGTCGAGGATCCATTTGTTCTCTACGGCGTGGTCAAGGATCCCGGCCGTGACGACCTTGACGATGTTGCGGATGGAGCGCGGGGACAAGGGACGGGGCTGGCGCTTGCCGGGCAGCTGGGCGGGATAGTTGCCGACGGTGAGCGAGTTGACCCATCGCTGCAGGTCGCCGCGGGTGATTTCGCGCAGCATCTTCCTGCCCCACTTGGGGAGGATATAACAGCGCAGCTCGCGCTTGTAGCGCAGCAGCGTGCTGTCCTTGACGTCGATCTTGGTCTCCAGCCATGAGTCCGCGACCTTGGCGAACAGCTTGTCGCCGCCGTCCGGGTCGATGTAGCGGCCGCGCCTCACGTCGTCCTCAAGGGCGGCGCTGAACTCCTCGGCATCGCCGAGCAGGTCGAACGACTTGCTCTTCTGCTGTTTGACGCCATCGTCGTCGATGACGTACCAGCGGCAACGCCACCGCTTGCCTGTCCCGTACAGGCTGGTGCGCCACTTCTGCGGCACCTTCGCCTTCATGGGATCCTTGGCGTTGGCGAGCGCCTTGGTGGCGCTGGCGCTGGGAGGGGTGCCGTCGGCGTCGGCCTTGAGCCACCGGTCGTCGATGAATACCCTTGCCATGTTGTTCTATCCTTCCATGCGTATCCTCGCGGTGAACGCGTAGGTCTTGCCGTCCTTGCCGAACGAGCCGACCACCACGTCGTCTCCCGAGAGCTCTCTGATGATGTCGTCGCGGACGGGGCTGAAGCCGCAGGCGCGGCGTTCCTCCTCGTCGAAGAGGGTGTACCGGTCGAAGTGGTTCTCCCATTCGCCCAGCACGTCGTCTCCTGGCTCCTCGGCCCCCCACAGTCCGGTCGAATGGCTCTCCAGTCCGGTTATCCGGTAGAAGACCTCCAGCGGCTCCTGCGCGCAGGCCCGTGCGATGGCGATGACCTCGGACACCTTGGCCGGGGCCTTCTGACCGATACAGATGTCACGCACGCGGTTGTACTTGACCTCGCCGCCGGTGGAGCGTTCGATGGCCGTGTACCCGAGATGGGAATGCTTGACCATGAAATGCAGGACGGCGTGGGATGCGAAGCCGGCCGGCGTGGAGTCCACCGGGCCGAAGTGGTCGGGGCCGAGAAGCCCCTTGATGAACTGTTCTACATAGTTTGAATTTCCCATGCAACCAAAGTATCAAAGAAACGCCGCAAATGCTAAATATTTTTAGCATCCGCCACAGAAAGACTACAATCCTGTTGCGTTCGCTATTAGGAAGTTGGTATACATAGCACATGAACAACGTAGAAGCAACGGAGCTCGCAGCAGAAGTCACCAAGTCCATCCATATCAGGGTCGCGATGCGTGACGGCGCAACGATGTCCTCGCTGGGCCGCGCCATGAACGTGGACCGCAACACCGTGAAGAACCGCCTCAAGTCCGGCAACCTCAGCCTCACGACCTTCTTTATGATCACCTCCGAGATCGACTGCGATCCACTCGACGTCATCGCCGACGCCATGGACGCCGTGAACCGACGATCCTGTGCGGGCCACCAGCCCGCCGACGGCCGTCCCGGAACCAACCGTACAGCCGCGCCACACCCCTCAAGGAAAGGAACCCGCCATGAATCCCGCGACGCTCGCTAACCCCGACATCCTGTCGAAGACCGAGTTCATACAGCGCATGCTCAAGCTCCACAACGAGATCGAGCACGACGAACGCCCCTTCATCGTGCATGTCACCGCACACCGGGAAGGCGACGATCCGCGCGACTTCGGCACCGTATCCGTGACCGAACGAGAGGTCCAGATCTCCGCCGACCTCGACAGCAGCGAATCCGAGACCGGACTCACAGGCATGATCCTAGGCATGTACGGCAACCTATTCGTGCTCACCGCCGCCACCGCGCTCGCCACACGAGCGGATTGCAAACGCAACGGCGCGTCGTGTCCGCAATCCGAGACGGACGTCTGACCGGAAAGCGACGAGAGAGGCAAGGAAGCCCACATGAGCGACAACAGCACCGACGCCGGCACCGAGGCCGGCAGCCCACCATTCGCGGAGTTCGCCGCGAACCTCAAGCCGATGAACACGCCCGGCGAAGTCGCCGAGCTGAGCGGCATCAAGATCGGCACCCTCGCCCGATGGCGGTCGATGGGCGTCGGCCCGAGGTTCATCAAGATCGGCCGCACCGTCCACTACCCGAAGGAGGAGATCATCAGATGCCTCAGCGAGAACATCTACCAGTCAGCCGGCGAGGCCCGCGAAGGAACAAGCCATGACGACCCGGAAGACCTTCGTCTACGACGACGAGACCAGCGACGACGAGTTCATCGCCGCATGCCGCGCCGGACTGGCCCCGGTGCAGGCACGCCGACCGTCAACCCCTCGGGCCGGCACGACCCCGGAGGACCGCAGGACGCGCGCCCGTGAACGGCAGCGCATCCGACGGCTCGACCCCGAGGTAAGGGAACGCGAACGCTCGTACGCCCGCGACCATTACGAACGCAACCGCGCCAGACGCCTCGCCCAGATGAAGGCGTATCAGGAACGCCAGCCCAAGAACCGACCGCAGCCCAAGGGAAAGGAACCCGATGCCGACGAGAACCCGACGGACGGCCCGCCAGGCCGGCGCCCTCATGGAGACCAAGACCGCCGAATACCTCAACTGGGCGCTCGACACCGACATCATCGAACGACGACGCCCCAACGGCGTCAAGGATCGCGGCGACCTGTCCGGCGTGCGCTACCGAGGCCACAGGGTCGTCGTCGAATGCAAGAACACGACGAGGATGAACGTGTCCAAGCATCTTGCCGAGGCCGAGACCGAACGCGGCAACGACGACGCCCTCATCGGCGTGGTCGTCCAGAAACGCCCCGGCATCGGCATCGCCACCCGCGAAGGCCAAGGCCGCCAGCTCGTGATGATGACGCTCGGCACCCTCGCCCTCATCCTCAACGACGGGCTCCCGCTTGGCCCCGACCAAGCGGAGGAGAACCAGTGAAACGCTACCTGCCACGCTGCCGCACCTGCGGACCGCTCAACAAGCCCACTGACGTGGACACCGCCTACCACGACTGCCGCGAACACCGAACCCGGCACCGCAGCCACTCCACCGGAGTGGTCCCCATCATCACCGAGCAAAGGAGACGACCATGACCGACAAGCACGCGATCCTCGCCGAACAGGCCCGCCGCATCATCGACCTCCAGAACGAAATCGACCAGCGCAAGACCGAAATCGACCGCATCAAGACCAGCATCATCGACGCATGGCCCGCCGGCACGTACGAGGCCGACGACCTCAAGGTACAGGTCAGGGAAGGCAGCCAACGCATCGACGCGAAGGCGTTCGAGGCCAAATACCCGGCCAGCAAGCACCCCTCGTTCTACGACGTCAGGCCCAACCTCGCCAAGGCACGCAAGGAGCTCGGCGAACTCGCCGTCGCCCCGCTGCTCAAGCGCGACAAGCCCGGCGTGGTGGTCAAATGAGCGCCGCCGACGTGCTCGCCGTCCTCAACGGCCAGCCGCCCACGCCCACCGACGACGGCACATGCCACGGGCTTCGCGAGGACGCGACGCTATGGCCGGAAATCCGCGGCATCATCGAGACCAGCATCGTCAGCGCGCCCCGCTCCCGCCAGCGCGAGATCGGCCCCAGCGAACTCGGCACCGACTGCCTGCGCTGCCTCGCGGCGAAGCTCGCCGGCTGGAAACAGGACAAGGGCGCCGCATGGCTGCCGTTCATCGGCACCTGTGTGCACGAGCGGTTCGAGCGCACGTTCACCGGCCTGAACAAGCAGGGCTTCGACCCCGACATGAGGAACCGCCGCTTCGAGATCGAGAAACGCGTCACCGTCGGATCCATCCACGGACTCGCGGGCGGCTACGACGTGCAGGGATCCATCGACCTGTACGACCGGCACAACGCCGCCACCGCGGACTGGAAGATCGTCGGCGCCACCACCATGAAGACCGTCAAGGCGCACGGCCCCTCCCAGACCTACCTGTGCCAGGCCAGCCTCTACGGCATCGGCCTGACACGCGAGGAGGAACGCGTGGAGCACATGTGCATCTATTTCCTGCCCCGCAACGGCCTGACCCTCAAGGACGCGCTGCCCGTACAGATGCGCTTCGACCCCAAGCCCGGCATGTGGGCGCTCACCCGCGCGCAATTGCTGGTCACGTTCATGGACCTCATCGAGCAATCCGACGGCGCGGACGTACGCGACGCGTGGATCCGCACGCTGCCCAAGTCCACCGGCCACTGCTTCGACTGCGGCACATGGGCCAACGACCGCGATCCCGTCATCCCGGAGACCGCCAAGCCGCGGACCGAGGTGCCGGAACGGTGGACGCGCCTCACTCCGCTGCTTGAATCCCGATACCCGCAGTCAGAGAACACCGAACAACACAACAGTTAGGAGAACCCCATGTTCGCAGCACAACAACCCACCGCCGCCCCCGGCTACGCCAACTCCGCGGAGCCGCTGCCGTCGCTCGCGCAGGTCATGTCCGGCGGCACGCCTTCCGCGATCGGCAAGGACGATCCCATCGGCACCACGGCCTCGGGCATTGTCAGGAACATCGAGGCGCAGCAGCAGCACGACATCGACACCGGCGCCCCGAAGTTCTTCGACAACGGGCAGCCCATGATGCAGATCGTCGTGCACATCGCCACCGACCAGCGCGACCCCATGATCCCCGGCGACGACGGCATGCGCGCCGTGTACGTCAAGGGCAAGAACATCGGGGCCCTGCGCAACGCCAGCCGCAGGGTCGCACGCGACATGCCCCACATCGGCGACCGGTTCACCGTCACCTATAGCGGCAACGGCGAAGCCAAGAAACGCGGCTGGAACCCGCCCAAGCTCTACAGCTACGAGCTCCAGCCCAACGCCGCCCAGCTCGACCAGGCCATGCAGGAGCCCGCACCCGCCACGCCGCAGCAGCAGTCACCGTTCCCGCAGCAGACGGCGGCGCAGCCAGCGTTCCCGCCGGCCGCGCCGCAGGTGGACGAACGGCAGATCCGCCAGCTCGCCGCCACCGGACGCAGCGCCTCGGAGATCGCCGGATTCCTCGGCCTGACGCCCGCGCAGGTCGAATCCGCCCTCGAACCCGAGTTCTAACCCCCTCGGCCCGAGCCGTAGCCAAGCGGCCACCGCGCATGCGACAGACGCGGCGGGCACTCGCAGACACAATCCACTACCGCCCAACGAAGGGAGGCAGATCAGTGAACGTTCCCTACAGGCACCAGTGTTCGGTCATCCCGAACGGGCCCAGCCACGTGGCACGCGTGCTCATGGGCATGCGCGTGACCGAGGACGACTGGAAGCACACGTTCTTCGACCGTCTCGGCCGAAGCGTCACGGTGCCGCGCAACGAGATGAACAACAACCGCGAATACTTCGACGACGGGTACGCGAAGGCGCTGTGGGACTTCCGCAACGGCAGCATGCTGCTCGGCGAGGACGGGCGCACCATCTACGTGCGCGACGTGGACGACACCGGCCGCAACCGCCTGCTGGACTCGTGGCACGCGATCGGCTCGATCGAGGACGAATACCACGTCAAAGGCTCGAACAAGGTGTACCTGCCATGGAACACCCAGATGCGCGTCGAATGCTCCAAACTCAAGGGGCGCGTCAGGCACGGCGTGAAGTTCTCGAACATGGCGTTCTACCGTCTCGACGGGCGCGTGCGCCGTCTGACGCCCGGAGACCCGGTGTTCGCGGATCCGTTCGAGATCAGCCTGACCGAGGAGTACGACGACGACCTCGTGGCCGAGGCGGGCCGGTTCCTCAGGTTCGTGACCGCCGACGAGCACAGCGCCCAGAATCTGGGCCGCATGTTCGCCACGCCCTTGCTGGAGGCGTACAAGCATTTGTTCTACGTGCTCTATGGTGGCGGCGGCAACGGCAAGGGCATTCTCTTGGGTGCGTTGAACCGGTCGTTCCCCGGACTGAGCACGGCGGTGAACGCGAAGACCTTGTTGGGCGGCGCGAAGGGCGCGGGCGGGTTCGCGACCGATCAGGAGATGCTCAAACTCATCGGGGCCCTGTGGGCGTATGACGAGGACGCCGACATCATCACCTTGGAGCAGGCCACGCTCTTGAAGAAGATCGGCACCGGCGACATGATGGCCGCCCGTCGTATCCAAGAGAACACGGTCAGCTTCCGCAACAAGGCCACGTTCATCATCGCGTCGAACAATCCCGTGATCATGGCGAACACCGAGGCGTTGAAACGCCGCCGCGTGTTCGTCCGCATGCGCGACAACCGAGCCGAACACGAGTTCAAGGACCTGCTGGCGTTCCGCGCCGAGCACGGGGCGGTGCCGTTCCTCATGGCTTCATGCAGGTTGTGGGAGCAGTCAGACAAGCCGTGGGATGATGTGGCGATCGGCTCCGGCGACGATTTGAGCGAGCACGAGCAGTGGATTGTGGACCAGATCATCGTGCAGGGGTACGCGGTCAGCGGCGACAACCCCTATTACGCGTCGTCGGCCACGCACCGCAACTCCGTGACCAAGCTCGGCCTGGAATCCACGTGCAAGCGCGTGGACGGCAAGGTAGCACGAGTGCTGGTGGTGTCGGACGAGAAGGTGTTCGCGGTCTATCGGGCCAAGAGCGAACACGACATCAACCAAGCCATCGAAGACTCAGTGCCGGCACCGCCGCAACCAATCGAGGGCGCGGCCACGGTCACGCCGGACGAGGCCGGCTATCCCGTCAACTTCGCCGCAGTCACCGAGGGGAAGAAATCCTACGACTGGCAGAAGGTGAAGGATCTGCCCGCCGGATCCACGCAAGTCCCCGGCGGTGGCAATGCGTATGCAGTCATCCCCTCGCAAGGTATGGCGATTATCGACCTCGACGTGGCCAAGGACAAGACCGGCAATGTGCTTGCGGATGCGCCGACCGGATGGGACGTGTTCAACCGCGAGATCGGCGAATACGGCAGCGAGGGCTTCCCGCGCACCTACTTGGTGTCCACGCCCACGGGCGAACGCCACAACCTGACCAGCGTGCACGCCTACTACCTGATACCCGACGAGCTCAAAGGCCGGTTGAAGAACGGCGTACATCTGACCGGCGCTCCCGTGGATATTCGTTGCGAGAGCAAGGGGTACGTCATCGGCGCCGGCTCGGTGCTGGACGACGGCGGAAAGTACCGGCTGCTCGACCTACCTGACGGGAAGCCGCCCGTGATGCCGCCGACGATGGTCGCGTGGTTGAAGGCGCACGGCTATGTGGAAGGCGAAACCACCACCATGAAGCCGGATGGGGTGCGGCCGGTGATGATGCGCACCCGATACCGGTCCACGCGCATGGCCGGCAAGAGCGTCAGGAACGAGCCCGACATGAGCCCGGTCGCGCCCGGATCCCGCAACGACACGCTGCACCGGTGGGCGTACGGTCGGCTCGCCAACCATCCCGACAACGCCGCCCGGATCCGCGACGACCTCTACCGGCGCGGCCACGCCAGCGGATTGCAGGACACGGAGCTGGAGACCATATGGCGCAGCGTCACCCGACAACTGGGAGGCCGTCATGCCTAGACGCAAGCCATCATGGCTCAAACACCTGTGCACCGGCCGTCTGAAAGCTCGCAAATGCGCCGGCTGCCGGGAGTGGGTGGCCGTGGACGAGCAGGGGCCCGTATGGGAAGCATACGATCCCGGCGTGCTCGACGCGAAGGACCTCACGACCGCGATCATCCTCGAACGGCCGTTCACGCGCATCCACCAATACACCGCCGGGCTGCTCACCCTGCAGAACCCGTGCGGCGCGCGCGGCATCAGCCCGGACGGCCAGTACCTCGCCGTCCACGAATGCCACCGCACGCCCATCAGCCTCAAACCATTCACACCAGTCAGACGGAAACCAGTCCCGCGCTGGGATCCCGGCATCCATTTGTCGGACGAGGACGTCCGACTGTTCACCGAACTCTGGAGACGACCACTATGAGCATCATCCACCCCAAACGCCACACCCGACCCCGACCTCGTACTGTCCATATTCCCGAAACCACGCACCACCGGCTACGCCGCGCGTACCCGGCCGCCATCCAGTTCCTGCGCCAGCCGGCGGCCGTCAGCGGGTTCGGCACCGCTGCCGGCACCACGCGCGAATGCACCTGCGGATACAAGACCCGCAGCCCCCAACAGTTCATCCACCATCTCGAAGAGAAAGCCACGCCCATGCCCATAGCCGTATACCAGTCGCCCCGGCCCGCACGGCCGTCTCCGGCACACCGCCTCGTGGACACCGCCAAACAGGGCACAGTGTTCATCTGCTCATGCGGCCACGACTACTCGTCGCTGGGCCTCATGCAGGAACACGTCCGCTACGCCGACAAGACGGAGACCGACCATGCGTGAACAACACCAGATCATCACCGAATACTCCAGCATGGGATTCCGCTGGTGGTGCTCATGCGGCTGGAACACCGACGACCGGCAGCAGCTCCACCAGCATCACGGCGTGAAGGCGGCACGGCCATGACCCGGTACTGTGCGAACAGGGACGGCAACCATGCGGGAGAGCTCAACGTGTGCGCTCCCTGCGCCAGACGGTTCCGTGAAGCGCTTGCCTCGATCATGGTGGACACGCCCGCGCTGCTGCTGATCGCCAACCGGCAGGCCGGCACCGGCGAAAACGACCACACCGGCATACGCGGCAGGTCGGCGCACGCGCCGTTGCTGCTGCGCGAGCAGGCGTGGGAACTGTACTGCCGGGCGGAGCAGCTGGTGCGGCTTGCGGCGCTGCAATGCGGCTGCCCGCCCGCCGTCCGACGCACCGCCGGCATACCGGAGCTCGCACGCGGCATCCTCAAGGACGACAAGCCGCTGCTCGCCGCGCCGGACGCCCGCTTATGGTGGCGTGACGTCGTTGACATGGCCGGCAAGGTCAACCGCGCCGTGGATCCGCCACAGACACGGGTGGCGTTCGGTGCATGCCCGTTCTGCACGAACGGCGTCGTCTGGGGCGAACCACGCGCCCACATGGGCGCATGCCGCTCCTGCGGCGCCGAGGTGAATCGCACCTACGTTGCCGACCGGCTGCTCGACCGTCTCGCCAAGTCGGACAGGAAGGGCACGCCCAAACAGATGAGCGACCAATGCGCGAAGGCCGGCATACGACTGCCCGCCTCGACCATCCGCACATGGATTCACCAGAAACGTCTCACACCCGACACGAACGGCCATGTTACCCTGCGCGACATCGCGCCATTGCTGCGTCGAAGAGCCGACTGAAAACGGCAAGACGGCCCCGCCCTCCAAGATGGGAGAGCGGGGCCGTACCATGTTGGGTATGGAGGAAGCGAAACAGCGGCAGCGTGGCAAGCTGTTCACATGGTGCCTGATCGCCAACGTCGTGGACGAGCACGAGGTAGGGCAGGACCACCACATCGAATACGGCACGAAGATCTTCAGCCCCGGCACCAAGGTGTACGTGTCGTCGTGGTGGGACAACAGCACGAAGGATGACGGCGGCGTGCTGTACGTCATCGGCAAGGCCCGCAAGCAGTGGCGTCTCGTCGCGGCGTATATCGCTCGCGACCGGCTGACGAACTTCCGCGCCAAGCAGGTGTTCGACCCGAAGGCGCTGCGTCGCATGGCGCAGGACGAGGGGCAGAACCGTGTGCGGCCGGGTCAGTTCGTCCGATGGTGGGGCAAGGACGAGGAAGCCCGCAGACGGGTAGAGCAGAAGGCCGCCTACTACAACCAGGACATCTACTCCGTACGGCGACGCGAGTGGGAAGAGGCCAGACGCGGTATGGAGAAGTTGTGA